GTCCCCAGCGGCGGCCCAAGCGGCGGCCCAAGCGGCGTCCCCAGCGGCGGCCCCAGCGGCGGCCCCAGCGGCGTCCCAAGCGGCGGCCCAAGCGGCGTCCCCAGCGGCGGCCCCAGCGGCGGCCCCAGCGGCGGCCCGAGCGGCGGCCGCCTTGACCTGTCCGGCGCGCACGACCGGGCCGGCTTGCTGCGCGGCGACCAGGTCGACGATGCGGCGTAGGTCCCGCAGCGCGGTCGCCTCGGCGGTGAGCCCCGCCAGGTCCAGCCACGCCGGGGTGTAGGTGCGGATCAGCCAGTCCAGGGCCATGTACGAGCGGGTCTCGTCGAGACCGTCGTCGCGGGTGCCGGACAGTGGCGACGGGCCGCCGTTGGGCAGGAACCGGACGAGTTGCTGGCGACGGACGTCGTCGAGCGCGTCGTTGAGGCGCATCCCGAAGGTGTGCAGCACGGGCGACACGTCGAGTGGGCAGGCGTCGGTGAGTTTCCCGGATGGCTGGCGCAGCCAGTTGTATGCCTCGAACAGGCACATCTGGCAGTCGGGGTCTCCGGGCACTGGTCCGTCGGAGTGGCCGCCCTTGAACAGGGTGATGGTGGAGGCGTGGTCTACGGCGGTGGTCACGGGGTCAGCTCCATCTGGTCGTGCGGGTGACGTCGGTCGGGGTGCGCGGTGTGGTGGTCGCCCACCAGGCGGCCCACCGTGCGGCGAGCTGCTCACGCCAACCCATGCGGTGCTGCCCGCGGTAGCGCCACGGGCGGATCGGGATGTCGATCGGGATCTGGGTCACCACAACCACCTCACGAGCTTGTAGATGCCGTACAGGGCGGCGGTGGTGATGACCACCGCGACCGCGATGGAGGCGGCGCCGACGATGGCCGCCGCGGTGCCTTCGCTGGCACCGGTACTGGGCTTCACGGCTGCCTCGCGATCCAGCGCAGCTGCGACTCGGCGGTCTCCCGGTCGATGGCGATGCGCGGGGTGGTGGCGTCGCGGGTCCAGCACTCCCACAGGCCGAACTCGTTGAGGACGGCGTGGGCGAGCAGCCGCCCCCCGGCCGGGGTGGCAGACCATTCGCGTAGGTGGAGCCGGCGCGGGCCCAGGGTGTACAGGACCGGCGGCCGGGCGGTTACCATGAGAACGGACATCGAAGATCACTCCTTCGCTTGTCTTGCTCGTGGGGTCCCGGCGTTGCGGCGTCGGGACCTTTGCTTTGTCAGGTGCGGGTGATCACGGTGAGCGCGGTGAGGCTGCCGAGCAGGAGCAGCACGGCGTAGAGCGCGAGCCGGGGGCGAGGCGGCGGGTCGGGATTGGTTGGCCGCGACGGCTGCGGGTGCGTGGTCACGCGACCCGCTCCGGCGCGGGCAGGAATGACGCGAGAGGAAGCTCGAGCGCGATCGCGAGCCGCTCGAGGTCTTCCATGGTGATCACGGTCTCGCCGTACATCCGGCGCCTGACCCACATCTCGCTGACACCGAGTTTGGCTCCGAGACGACCCGGCGTGATACGGCTGCGCGCCATCTCGGCTCGGAGATGGCCGGCTGCGTGCTCGGCTACAGTTCCACTCACCGAGCTAGTGTCCAACGCAGTACGTTGACTGTCAACCGGCCACTCGAAGCGCCCGCCTGAGAGATTGACGCCCAACGGATTCTGTTGGATCCTTACCCCATGAGTACAGACGTCACGCCAAAGACCCGGCCCCTGTCGGCGCGCGCGGCAGAGGAGATCCGTGCCCTGATGGGACGCCGGGACATCAACAAGTCCGAACTCGCCCGCCGCCTCGGCGTGTCCGACATGTGGGTCGGACGCAGGCTACGAGGCGACCTACCCCTCGCCCTCGATGACCTCGAGCGCATCGCTAGCGCACTCGGCGTCAGCGTGGATGACCTGATCCCCCGCACCGGGACGGCTCAAGTTACGCTTCCGCACCCGACCGGCCCGAAAAGCAGGCCCGGAACGGGGCACCCGCACGGCCACCCCCAAGGGTCCAAACGTCCCGGAGAACCGAGACGCCCGTCACGTTTGACGCCGGTAGCGGCCTGATCCTGACCAGCCGTGTCGCGCTGTCAAATCGGCGATCGGCCGATATGTGACAGCGCCCAGCAAGGGGAATTGTGAGCCGAATGACTGATCTACTCCGCGCCTACGAGGCGCACCTGCTCGCCGCGAATTACTCGGCGACCACCATCCGTGATCGGCTGGAGCTGCTACGTCGCATCGACGCCGACCCGGCCATGCCCTACGGGCTGTGCCAGGCCAGTACCGATGAGCTGATCGACTGGCTCGGCCAAGACGGGTGGAAACCGTGGACCAGGTACAACTACCACGGCCACCTCGCGGCGTTCTTCCGCTGGGCCGTGGGCCGCCATCACCTCGACTGGGACCCGGTCGCCGACATCACCCCGCCGCGCATGCCCGCGCGCATGCCGAACCCGGTCACTGACGACCAGCTCCACGACGCGCTCACCCGCTCGGATGACCGGTGGCGGCTCATCATCACCCTCGCCGCGTACGCCGGGCTGCGCGCCGGGGACATCTCCACCCTCATCCGGGAACGGGTCACGGAGCGGCGCATCCACATCGTGGCCGGCAAGGGCGGCAAGGACGCGCTCCTGCCGACCGCGGCGCAGGTGTGGGAGTTGGTCGAACCGTACGGGCCGGGTCTGCTGGTGCGTACCCGCACCGGGCGGCCGTTCGTCGGGGATTGCCTGTCGGTGATGGCACGCCAGCACTTCGACGCGCTGGGCATGCCCGACGTGCACCTGCACCGGTTCCGGCACTGGCACGCGACCGCGCTGTTGGCCGCCGGCGTCGACCTGGCCACCGTGTCGCAGCTGATGCGGCACAGTTCGCCGGCAACCACCATGGGCTACCTGCTGATCTCCGACTCGCGACGGGCGGGTGCGGTCGCCGCGCTGCCACGTCTCGGGGTGGCCGAGCCGGGCTCTAACCGGCTCGGCCACGCGGCAGCCTAGCCGGTTACCAGCGCTAACTCACGTCTGTGAATGGTCGCGGCCGCCGGGTATCATCCCGGCGGCCCGGCCACGTACACACCAATCCCGGCCACGGTCTCGGTGAGCTTCTCCCGGCGCAGCATGGCCATGGCCTTGTCGAGCACGGTGTCCGACACGGCGTACAGATGCCGCAGGGCCGCGCGCGACGGCAGCAGCGTACCGGGCGGGTACTCCCCGGCGGCGATCTTCTCGCGCAGGTCAGCGGCGACCCGCTCGTACGGTGGCAACATGGGCATGGTGGCACTCCCGGCAGACGCCGCCGAGTAGATCACGCGGTTGCCACCGGTAGCAACGACCTCGACCCGCAAGCCTTGACTACCCATCGCTAGCCATCGTACCCTCGACCGAGCCTCCGGCAGACACCTGAGGCGACGTGCCGGGCGGGCCACACCGTTCGACGCGGGTCGCAGGTCCCGCCCGGCACCCCAGGTCAAGTGAGGCCACGGTGAAGATCAGAGACGCCGCACCGACACCCGCATCTACCGCGGGGCGGACGATCGCCGGCTCCGAACTGGTCGAGTTGGCCCGCAACTGGTGGCCGGAGTACATCGCGGCGCACCTCGCCGACGTGGAGCTGATGAGTTCGACCTACTACGAGCCGATCGACAGCGACAGCGGCTCTCGCATCTGAGACTCCAGATACTGGACCCGGCCCCGGTGCGACACCTCGACACCGTAGAAGCCCAGCCCGCCCGGTACGTCGAGGTGGAAGAGGAACGAGCAGCGCATCCTCAGCTGATCCTCGACGAGCGAACCCGACCCCAGGCTGGTGACACCCACCGTCTTGCCAACCGAATCGGTGACGATCACCTGTGCGCCTTCGCGGAGGTCGCTGTAGCCGCCCGTGCCGGTGCACCCGCCCGTACTGAGCCTGTTGATCTCCGAGGGATACCTGAGAGTTTCGAGGGTCATGATGCCGTAGACGGTGAACGTCGTCGACACGGTCGGCGCGGTCGGGGTCTTGCTGCTGCGGCTGGTGAGTACGTAGGTCACAGCGACCGCGACGAGGACGGCCAGCGCGCCGGCGGCGAGGTAAGGCCAGCGCGTGGGCCGACGGGACGGTGGCGGGGCGGCAGGCGCCACCACGGCGGGCGCGGCCGGTGCGCCGGGGATCGCGGGTACCTCGTAGTAGCGCGGCTCGTCGGTCACCCGCGCAGGGTGGCAGATCCGTGCCCGTGATCGCCGTCGGCTGAACGGTGGAGGTCGGTGCGCGCGCCGCGCCCGGGGCGTACCCAGCCGTCGAGATCGGCGCGACGCCAGACAGGCAGCGCGTGGCCGCCGCTGATCTCGCGCCGGTACGGCTTCGGTGCGAGGCCGCGTGTCACGTAGGGCCGCCACGTGTCGGGCCTGAGGCCGACGTACGCGGCGGCAGCGTCGTTGCCTATCAGCTCGTCGTCGCTGGCCATGCCCCTGAACGTAGCAAGATCGGACATCCTCGCAACACACGTTGTGATGTTCATCACACTACCCCACGGGAGTGGCAACCTCGCACCGCGCGTTGTATCGTAGGAGTCAGCAAGTTAGCGATGGAAGCACCGCGAGGGATCGGAAGGCCGGAAGGCGCGCCGCCCAAGCCGTGAACCAGAGGGAAGCCAGCGAGAGCAGCTCACCCGCCCATCGACACTCAATCGCAGTGAAGCCGCCCCTAGGGCGGTCGGACGGGTAGGCCTCGAAACCGGCCCGTCCTCTCAGCCCCGCCAACAGGGCGCGGGCACGTCGGAGGGAGACCGACATGGCAGAGCCGAAGATGGTCCGCGACATCGAGACCTCGGGTGGCGTCACAGAGCTAGGTGCGCCAGCCGCGCACCTGACGGTGGCGGTACAGGAGGGATCGACCTTCGTTGAGGTGATCCTCAACGGGGAGGTCGCGTACCTCAACTTCGCCCAGGCCGGCGCACTGATGCTCGCCATCGGTGCCGCGGGCGTGGACCTCTAGCCCCGGGTAACCGGGGTGGCGCTGAGACGACTCGTACTCGCCTCAGCACCGCCCGGGCCACCCGGCCCCGAACCGCCATCGTAACGGCGGCGCTTAGCCGCTGAGCCAGATCAGCGCCCCGACGCCGGGGGTACCAGGGCGGTCTGGATGCCGCAGGACGCGGGCAAGGGAGCGTGCCGCCGAGGAAGGGCACCTACCGATTCCGGGGAATCTGGAGTAGCGCGGGCAGCCACGGCGATACGGTGGCGGGCCAGCCGGGAGCCATATCCCGGCACCTCGGGGCGGTGGGCGACCGGGCGTGGCGGAGTCACGCAGGGCACCACGGCGCGGCCAATGAGGTTCGACTCCTCGCCGCCCCACCACGTACCACCCGCGTTGAGCGCTGCTCCGCGGACCACAAGGGACACCAGTGTTGCGGTCGCCGCGGGGGCGGCCGCCCGGTCGTCCACCCCACGGAGCCTGAGGAGGCCCTGTGATGTCCATCAACTGGACCCGTACCGCCCGCAACACTTCCGCAGCCGTCGTGGCCGGCATCGCCGGTTACGCCTCCTACTGGCACCAGACGGCGGTGGCGTTGCGCGCTGGCGAGCGTACCGAGCTCGCCCACCTGATTCCCCTGTCCGTGGACGGCATGCTGATCGTCGCGTCGATCGCGATGGTCGATGACCGGCAGAACGGTCGCAAGCCACGCCTGTCAGCCAAGATCGCGTTCGCGTTGGGCATTCTCGCCAGCGTGGGTGCGAACGTGGCCGCCGCGCACCCGACCGCATTGGGTCGTACGGTGGCCGCCTGGCCGGCGCTGGCATTGCTGCTGGTGGTGGAGATCCTCTCCCGCCGCGGCAAGCTGATCGCCGAGCCGGTTGTCGCACCTGTCGTGGTTGCCGAGCCGGTCGCGCAGGCTGTTCGTGTGATCGAGGAGACGGCCAAGCAGATGCCGGTGCCCACCAGCCCGGCGCCTGTGGGGCAGGGTCGAAGCGCTGTGGTGCCGGCTCGGCCGGCGCCGCGGCCAGCGCGCAACTCACCGCTTACCGGTAAGCCGTTGGGCGTGTGAAGCGGGTCGCCGACGGGGTTCGGTCCACATCGGACCGAACCCCGTCGCGGTACCGGTGATCTCTACATCGGTGCAGGTACGAAACCTGTGATCTTGCTGGCCCTACGCGGGGAGCGGCCAGCGCTCCACAAGGGAGGAACGACATGCCCGACAGGCTTCAGTTGGAGTTCATGCTCATCGACATGGTCGCCCGGTACGGGGCAGCGTGCCAGGCGTCCGCATACGCGGACGCGGAACGGGACAGAGACGCGGAGGCGAAATGGAACCGCGCGTGCCACCGCCGATTCCGCGCGGTGATGCGCCTCGCGCGCGCAATGGCCCGAGCATGAATGATCACGCAAAGACAAACAGAGGCCCCGGCCACCAACCCCGCGAAGGGGAAGGTGGCCGGGGCCTTTTGTCGTTTGTGGACAGACGGTTAGTCGGCTCGCTCAGGCCAATGCCAGGTGCCGCCGCGCTTGGATTCCTCGTCGTGCACAACGGTCCGGTTGAAGAACAGCCCGGTTGGGTTGGCGACCATCAGGCCAACGGTTTCACTGGTGTCGGTCTCAGTAACGACCGCCGCGCGACACTCCGATGTGTACTCACCGCCCGGTGTGCCGTAGCTGACGTAGTGAACGATGCGGCCGACGCTCGGCTTCATGGATTGATCACCCTTCCGTCTTCCCAGATGTTGTTGGCCCAGATGAAGTTCGCCCCGCCGAGGATCGTGGTCGGACCGAACTTGCCGCACAGCCCGTTGGCACCGTACTGGAACACGTTGCCGATGTAGCTGACGTCGTGCGCACCGAGCCGGTTCGCGCCGCCATAGGTGCAGTACTGCACGTTCGGGCTGGCCGCGAGGAGGTTGTTCGTCGCGGTCACGAACGACACCTGGTCGAAGTCGGCGGCGAGGAACAGGTCAGCCGTGCACGCGCCGTGCTGGTCGTCGCAGGCCAGTGTGTTGTGGGTCAGCGTCATGTCGGTGCCGCCGTTCGTTATGAACGCGTCATCGTGCCACGACCCGTCCGGCGCGTACTGGCCGTGCAGCCACGAGTCGGCGACGGTGCAGTGCGATCCGCACTGGACGGACGCGGCGGCGCCGTGGATGTTCGACCGCAGCACCGTCACGTTCGTGTTGCCCACCGCGGCGTTGTGCTGCTGCCCGGCGTCGACCTCGACCTGGTCCAGCCGGATCGATCCGGCGTCTTTGAAGTCCTCCGACACCGCACCGTTGATCTTCGACCGGGTGATGACGACCGGGGCGTTGATGAACAGCGTCCCGCAGTTGATGGTCTTCGCGTCGATCGTCGTGGCGGTGTTGATGGTGCACGGCCCGGTGTACGCGGTCAGTACGGTCCCGGCGGGTACGCCGGTGTTGCCCGGGCCGGGCCACGACGGCGGACCAACGGTCGGCGTCGGGCTGGGCGTGGTCGGGGTGGGACTCGGCGTGGTGGCCGTCGGGGACGGCGTAGGCGTGCCGCTGGGGCTCACGGACGGGGTAGGGCTGACCGTAGGCGTCCCGCTCGGCGTGCCCGTAGGCGTGGCTGTGGGGCTCGCGCTGGGGGTCGTGGGCGTCGGGCTGGGCTGGGCCAGCAGCGCCGTGATGATGGCCTGCTCGTCCGACACGCACTGCACCATGCGGGTGTGCTGCGCCGACGAGCTCGAGTGCAGCGCCAGCCACGCCTGGCAGCCGGCCAGTTGGGCCTGCGCCACCGCGAGCGGGTCGGACAGCGGCGCGCTGGTGGCGGCCGGGGCGGTGCCGGGTAGTGCGGCCGTGGCGAGACCGGCGGCCAAGATGGCGATCAGGGTTGCGATGCGACGTCGTGGATACGGTGCTCGGTGCCTTGCTGCTGTGTGCGGCATGGTGCCTTGCTCCTTCGGTTGGCCGCCCGTGGTCTCGGGGCGGGGTGGTGCTCACCCGCCGGTTGGCCGGTGACGAAACAAGCGCGGCCCCAGACCAGGTGCGAGCTGGTCCGGGGCCGCGGCGGGGGAAGGGGAGAAGCTTGATAGACGATCTGTCAATTCACCTGCGACGGCGACGTAGCCATGCCGTCCGGCGTGCGGGCAGGTCCCACTGGGTGTAGTCGAGCGCGCCGCAGCAGCACCGGCACTCGTGGCGGCACCCGGCCTGGATGAGGCCGGCGCAATGGTGCTCATGACCGACGGCGTCACGCCAGCGGTGCGAGCACAGCGCTACCTCGTCGAGCATGGTCACGGGTTCGGGTTGCCGCGCCGCCACGGGAGCGCGCCGCCGTAGCCGATCGTGCCGAGCCACAGGTGCATGGCGATCAAGCCAGGCCGAGGAACAACAGGTTGATCGAACCCAGGGCGACCTTGAGCAGGCCGAGAAAGAACACAACTGCTGCGGCGATCGCGAACACGGCTACCTCATCAGGGTCTTGTCGGCGGGCATGGTCGGCGGGGTCAGGGCCGGGTCGGGCTGGGCGGCGAGCCACGGGGCGACGCGGTGCAGCAGCGCCTCAACGTCCGGGCGGGCCAGCAGGCGCGTGATGGCCCCGGCGATCGCGATGGTCTGCGCCCCGGTGGCGGTCGACCCGAGGTGCGCTCCGGCGAGGATCTCCGGCACCAACGGCAGCAGCCCGACAAGGGTGGCGAACACCGTACGGGTGACGGCCCGCCACGGGTGGCGGGACTGGGTGGTGGGCAGCGTGCGGACCATCAGCCCTCCCGGACTCGGCGGTGTGTGGTGGTACCGCCGTTGGGGCGGGCCGGGGCCGGGCTGGCGGGTACCCCACCGGGTCCGCTGTGCCATTCCAGGTGCTCGGCGAGCTGCCGGCCGAGGTCGGTCTGCTGGTCCGCCAGCGCGCGCTGCGACTCGTCGAGGCTCTTGAGCCGGTCCATCAGCGACGGCACGCCCCGGTCGGTGTCGCCAAGCAGGTCCTCGGCGACACGGGTCCACGTCTTAACGGCACGCCACATAGGCTGGGCCGCCCTCCGGTAGATGACCTTCACGAGTGCGAACAGCGCCAGCAGCGCACCGCAGACAATCCCCAGGGCCTGCCATTGATCAAGCGTCATGGCGAGCCGCCTCGGGTTGTGCTGTGCCACGGCGAGGACTGGGCCGCGGGTAGTGCCTAGCGGAGCGCGGCGTACAAGGCCAGGGCCACACCCACGGCGCCGACGATGTAGCCCCACAGCGCACTTGCGCCGGACGAACGTCCGCCCTGGCGGGACACGAACTCAAGGACGGGCGTAAGGGTGGCGTCAAGCTTGCCGACCGCATTGGCGAGGTCGTCTTTGCTGGCGTAGTGGCCGCGCTCGGAGCCGATCTGCTCGCGCAGTTGATTCGCCTTCTCGTCCTTGTACGTCTGGATCTCGCGGGCCAGTTGCAGCGCGGCGAGGTCCGCGACTTCCTTGATCTTCAGTGCCTTCTCGCGTTCGACGCTGACCTCGGCGTAGCGACGGTCGCGCTCGGTCTGGAACTTCTCCCGCTCGATATGCAGCGCGGCGAGGTGGTCGCTGAGGGTTACCCAGCCGGTGCGGTCCGGGCTTCGGTGGGCTCCGGCCATGGTCGGGTCAGGTGGCTACGCGGGCAGCGAGCAGGTCCACCACGGCCGCGGCGATGCGCTGGCGATCCGCTTCCATGATGACCGTGCCCGTGCCCGGGTCGTTGTGCTCGGCTGCCAGCACCGCGGCGATGTCCGCCCGAACGGTGTCAAGGTCCGTGGCTGCGCGGGCGCCGAGGGCGGCCACAGCGGCCTCGATGCGGACCAGCCGGGCGAAGTCGTAGGCGAGGATGTCGGACACCTGCGCCGAGGTCTGGCCCTTCAGTTCCGGGTACGCGGCGGCGGGCAACGCCACACGATCCTTGAGTTCCACGTCGGTACCTCCTGAAGTCGATGGCGGGCCCGGGACCCCGGGTCGCACCCACTGCCCGTAGTTGGGCACCTTCGCCCGGCACAGGTCCACGTCGCCGCCGGCCAGCGCCACACCGTTGCGGTACTGCTCGACGTCGTTGCCGGCGAACCACTTCCCGCCCGACCAGGCGTAGGTCTGGAAGAACCAGGCTGCGGCTCCGTCGTGGGACGCCCACGCCATCGCGTTGTAGCTGCCGTACACCCCGACCTGGTCGACCCCACCGTCCGCGGCAGCAGCGCCCTGCAGGTAGTCGCGGACCTTCGGCCACTGGGCTGCGGTGACCTGGAAGTCGACGGCGTAGTAGATCGGCTGGGCCCGGGGTGCGCCGAGCGCGGTCGCCGCGGCCCGGGCGGACCGGGCGTGTGCGACGCCGAGCGCGTGGCCCTGCAGCGCGTCGGAGGTGTTGCCCTCGGCGAGTAGGACGATGTCCAGCCCGGCCGCCCAGATCTTGTCCCGCTCGGCAGCGGTCAGGTGCTTCGGCGCGCTGCCCGGCCCGACGTAGCGCATCGCGAACCGCTTCCCGGCGGCGAACAGCCCGACCGGGGATGGGTTGCTGAAGGCGTAGTCGACACCGAAGACGGTCACGGTCGCCTCCTATGCGCCGACGAACAGGACCGACATTGACGACTCATCCGCGCCGGACACGGACGTGTTCAACGCGCCGCCGGACGACTGGAACAGTTGCAGCTCCACGTAGTCGCCGACAGCGAGGACAACCGAAAACCCTGCCGCGCCGACCGAGGTCGGGTTGCCGGTGAGCGCGGTCGTCCCGGACGCGGTGGCGTTGACCGCGGTCCCGTTGACCGCCCACCGGGTAGCCCGGATGCCGGTGGCGTTGTTCGCGAACGACCCGTTGCCGGACAGCAAGTACGTGCCGGGGAACTCGCACGTATACCGCGACGTGTTGCTGGAGGTCGAGTGCCCACCGGTAGCGCCGTACCCGGCCGGGAACAGGTCGAAGACTTCCGCGTCGAATGTGGCCGCAGCCCACACCGACGTGGTCAGCGACTGCGCCACGGTCTGCACCAGCCGGGCGCGCGGCGGCGTGAACAGGAACGCGACCGCCGCCGCCAACTGGTTGTCGGTGGTGGAGCTGAGCACACCGTCCACAAAGGTCGGGATCACCGGCAGTGCGGGCACGGCACCTCCATCAGAACGGGCTCACGTCGGTGCCGCCGAGCGCGGAGGTGCCGAGCCGGAACCACGGACCCGGCACGCCTGGGGTGGTCCCGATGACTGGCGAGGTGATCAGCGCCACGACCCGCGCCTCGGCGCCGATGCTGTGGGTGATGCCCTCGACGATCTGCGAGTACAGACCCTGCGGCCAGGTGGCCGGCGGCCCGGTGACGACGATCCGCTGGCCTTTGTCGATGGCCAGGATCCGCTGCTGCTCGGCGACGGTGCGGTTGTTCAGAACCAGCAGCAACGTCACGAACCGCTGCCGTGGTACCGCGCCCGGTTGGGTGGCGTAGTAGTCCATGGCCATCGACGCGAGCGCCGCCGGGTCCGCGGCCAGGGCCGTGTCGAGGGTCGCGGAGAACAGGTTGTCGCCGTACTCGCCGTAGCTGGCCGGGTTGGAGTCGTATGCGGTGGCGCCGCCGGTCTGGCTGACCGCGGCCGACGTATACGGCCGGTCGGACCGCCACTGCACGCCGGGTGAAATCCACAGGTAGGGGATCTCGACGGGCAGCGGCGCGAGCCCACCGACCGCCGGCGCCGCTGGCGCGGTTCCGAATCGCGGCCAGCGCGGGGGCGAGAACCCGGGCGACTGCGAACCCGGCATCAGTTCAGAGCTTCGAGCATGTACTGGTGGACCTGGATGCTGTTGGCGTTGTTCAGCGACCAAGTCGCGAACAGGTCGACGACCATCGCGACGGTCGAGTCGAAGCCGGTGCCTACGGCGGGGGCGCTTGATGGCAGCAGCAGCGTGCCGGCGCCGCCAGCGCTGGGCAGCGGTGACCCGATGACTGATTCGGAGGTGAACTGGCCGATGCCCATGAGGTTCGCGCTGGTGCCGGAACCCTCAGCGCGGCAGGTCAGCAAGACGTCGAAGTCCCAGGTGACGTTCGTCTTGGCGACGATGTTGAGCGCCATCGCCCCGCCGTTCCAGACGATGATGTTGCTGGTCGGGCCCATGCGTACGTCGAGGGTCAGCGTGCCTGGGGTGGTAACGATGTTCGATACACGCCCGCGGGCGGTGAGCCGCACCGTCTTGCCGGGTTGCATGAACCCGGCCGGGATGGTGCAACGGGCGGCGGCAGGCAGGATCGACGTCGCCGTGACGGACGCGGTGAGCGCGGTACCGTCGCTCTTGGCGACGATCAGCGTCTCCTGCCAGCTCTGAAAGCTCATGGGCGCGTCTCCTAGACGTTGTAGAGGCGGGTGCGGTCACGGAACTGGACCCGGCCGTTGCCGGACATGAACAGGCGGCCCTGCTCGGTGCGCCGGGCCTCTTCCAGGGCGGTGCCCGGGGTCTTCCCGGCGAGGCTGACCGGCGACATGACCGCCACCCCGGGGTCGATGTCGCGCAGCGATGCGGGCACCCCGGCGTAGTCGAGGATCGTGTGGATCCGCTGCCCGGTGTACTGCTGGTCCAGGGCGTAGAAGCCAACCGCGAGTTGGGCCCGGTGCGCGGCGAGGTCGTAGTTGACGGCCTGCGTACCGACGTAGATCTGCAGGTCGCCCATCGCGCCCGTGAAGGCATAGCCGACGTTCAGCGCGGACAGAAGCCCCGAGGTGACCATGGTTCCGGTGACGGTCGCCGGGTACTCGGTGCCGTCCACGAACAGGCTCATCGTGTTGGCGAGCAGGTCCGCCCGGATGGCAAGCAGGGTCGGCTTGGCGCCGGCGTGCACGCCGTACGCGCTGGCTGACCAGACCGCGCTGAAGTCGTCGGCGAAGAACGCCTTCCACACCCCGCCCGGCGACTCGGTCGAGTCGGTGCGGCGCAGTCGCAGGAACCCGCCACTGAGGCCATTGCTGAAACCCAGTTCGGCGACCCGCCATTGCGCGTCCAGACTGGCCGGGTCGGGTGACACCCAGACCGCCATCGAGATCACACTGTTCGCAGCGACCGTCCCCGCGCCGAAGTTCGTGACCAGCTGCGTGTAGGCGATCGGCGAGTAGGTCGCCCCGGACAGTTTCATCTGCGGCGCGAAGCTGACGACCCGGACGTCGTTGGCGGCGATCGGCCCGCCAGAAGCTGCTGCGAAGCCGTCAGCGGACGCCACAGCTGTCGGGTCCGCGACGACTATGGGCGCCTCTTCGAGCGGGTCGACAGTCCCCACGACCGGGCGGTAGAACGGCCCGACAGCCTCACTCAACGGGAAGTACGCGCGCAGCGCGGGCGCCGCTGCGCTGCTGAGGATTTGCGCGCCGACGGTTGACGGGAACGGCCGGGCGGTCTGCAGGCGGGCCAGCCGGTCCATGGCCGAGATCCCCACGGTCAACTCAGTGCCCTGCCCGTCGACCGGGTCGGTGACCGCCTCCACCCCGGGGACCTGGATGTTGCCGTCGAACAGGTCGAACGTGACCCCGCCGACCCGCTCCTGGATTGAGATCCTGCGGGCTTCCTTCCACCACGGGAAGTACGGCGACAACGGATTCCCCGGCGTGAACCGGTGATCGTCGTTGTTGAGCGCGAACATCGCCTGCGCCGGGTCGTCACCGACCAGCACCGTCTGCCGGCCAGAGGCGATCTCAAGGTCACCCGAGCGCAGCGTCACGAAGTCGGAGATGTCCACCCACACCGGCGGGTCCGCGTCCGGCGCCGCCGACGACACCCGCACCGTCAGGATCGAACCCCAGAACGTGGTCACGCTCACGGGTGCGCCACCCGGATCTGCCCGGCCGGGATGCCGCGCCCCTCAGCATCCTGGATCAGAACCTTGCGTACCCGGCCGTCGACCGGGTCCACGTGCACCGTGACGTTCACCACCGGGCGAGTGCCGCCACCGCCGGACATTATCCGCGCGGACTGCGCCGCGGGGACCGTGTAGCCGGCCGCACCGCCACCGGGGGACCAGTGCAACTCGGGACCCTGCTCGCCGTACTGGTTCCAACCGGGCGCGTCCCAACCACCGGCGGCGTGCTTTGTCGCCGACTTCGGGATGGCGTTGATCACGCCCTGGATCGCGGACTTCACCTCGGCGATGACGCCCTGGAACTTCAGCTGGATCGTCACGGTCTTCGAGGCTGGGAGCTGGAACAGCTGATCGGCGAGGGCCTTGACCGCTTCCTTGTTCTTGCCGGTCGCCTTGGTCGCCGCGACCGCGTCGGCCTCGTACTGCTTCATCATCGCTGCGGCGCCGGCCACATCACCGGTCTGGTCCAGGTATGCCGACGCCGAATCGGCTGCCTTCTCCGCCGCTGCCTCCAGCGCGGTCCGGTTCTCCAGTGCGGCGATCGTGTTGCCCTTGACCTGCTCCTTGTTCTTCGCGAACGTGTCGCCGAGTGCGGCGATGGCTTTCTTCGCGTCCAGCATCTTCGAGTCGGTGGTGGCCATCTCGCCGTGCATGCCCTGCCACACGTCGATCAGCTTCATGCCCTTGTCGATCTCGTCGTCAAGAGTGTCGGCCATCAGCTTGCCGGCGCGCTGCGCATCGTTCGTCGCGCCGGCGAGGTCGACGGTGTGCTTCTCCGCTTCGGTGATCGCCGCCGAGTATTGCGGGAACAGTTTGATCAGCTCCGTGGCGGAGACACCCGACATCTGCAACAGCCGGGCGAACCCGCCACGCGCCGCCGCCAGGTCCCCGCTCTTCACCAGCGCGGTCAGTTGGTCGTCGAGGGTCTTGATGTTCTCGTTGGCGTCCTTCAGCGAGTCGCCGGACTTCCACTTGTCCAGCGCCTTCTGCAGGCTGCCGATGCCCAGCGGCATGCCCTCCATGACACCGACGAAGCCGCGCGCACCCGAGGTGGCGATGGCGATGTCGGTGGTGAACTTCGACATGTCCCCACCGAAATGGGCGGCCATCTCACCACTGACCTTGCCGGTCGCACTGAACTCCTTCAGTGACGTGGTCAGCGCATCAAGGTTGACGGTGTTCCGGTCGAGCATGTCGAGGGCGCTTGACGCGACCTCCAGAAGGCCGAACGCGATCGCGGCCCGGCCGGCCCATTTGCTGGCGAACTCCAGGGCCGTCGCCGCCTTGCCGATAACCGGGCCGGCGGCGCGCATCGCCTCGACGGTGGCCGCCATCGTCTTGCCGGCCTTCAGCCAGCCGACGGCGAGGAGCAGGACCGCACCGGAGATGCCGGCGAGCAGGATTGCCGCGGTCTTCACCGGGCCCGGCAGGTCGTTGAACGTTCCGACCAGATGGCCGAGCGCTTCCGTAATCAGCCGCAGCCCGCCGGTACTGCCCTCACCCGACTCAATGAACAGGGCGTTCAGTTGGCCGCGAAGCTTCTTGAGGTCCCCGGCAAGGTTGTCGGTCATCGCCGAGGCAGTGCGCTGCGCCGCGCCGGCGTCGTCGACGGCGGCGGTCCACTCGTCGACACCCTTGGCGCCGGTCTGGTACAGGATGTTCGCCGCGCGCATCGCGTCGGAACCGAACACGTCCGCCAGGGTCTTCTGCCGCTGCTGGTCGGTGAGCCCGCCAAGCTTGTCCCGCAGCAGCTCGGCGAGCTTGGCCAGGCCGATGAACTTGCCCTGCGCGTCGTAGAACTTCAGCCCGAGCTGCTGCATCTCCGCTGCCGCGATCTTGCTCGGCGAGGCGATCTGGATCAGCATCTGCTTCAACGACGTGCCGCCGTCCGAGCCGCGCAGCGCGTTCTGCGCGAACAGCGACAGGGCGCCGACCGTCTCCTCCAGGGTCATCCCAAACAGTGCCGCGCCGGTACCGGCCATGCGCATGCCGAGCGCCAGGTCGTGCACGTCGGTGACGGACTTGTTCGCGCCGGCCGCGAGTACATCGGCGATGTGGCCGGCGTCGCTGGCCTTCAGCCCGAAGATGGTCATGGCCTGGGTGGTGACCGTGGCCGCTTCGGCCAGGTCGATCTGGCCGGCCGCGGCCAGCGCCAGCGAGCCCTTCAGCGCGCCGCCGAGGATGTCGGCGGTACCGATGCCCGCGCGGGCGAGTTCGGTCTCGGCCTCCGCGGCCTGGGTCGCGCTGAAGATCGACGTCTCGCCGGCGGCGAGAGCGGCCTTGCGGAGCTTGTCCATGTCCGACGCCGACGCCAGGCTGACCGCCTGCACCGCCGACATCTGCTTGTCGAACTCCATCGCCGACTTGACCGCCCACCCGGCCAACGCCGCCAACGCCGTACCGGCCGCGAGCGCACCCGTCTGGATTGACTGGAACCCGGCGCTACCCTTCACCCGCAACTGCTCCAACTCGGTGCGGGCATCCTTGGCCGAGGCCACCACCGTGCCGAGGGCGGCCTTCGTGCCGGCCACCCGCATGATGAGGTTGACCGCGACGGTGCGCTCAGCCACAGCTCAGCCCCCCGTCCGGGTCGCCCACACGTACAGGCCGCGCGTCTTGGTGTCCTCCGTGGCGGCCTGCATCACCCGGCCCGGCTCGCAGATCTGGGTGTGGACCTGCCACGTCCCGGCCGTCGACGGGTCCCGGCACACATCGGTCGGGTAGCCGCAACCCGGGCAGGTGGCCTTGCGTTCGGCGAACAGCGCCTGCACCAGCGCCCGGTCGTCGTCCGTCCACTCCGGGGCGGTCTCGGTGACCGACCGGGTCAGGCGGCCGGCGTCGTCGTGCTCGTAGGTGGTGACGCTGACAGCGTCAGCACCGCGCCATTTGCTGTACGGGACGCCGACTTCGCACGCCGCCTCGACTTCGGCTCGGAGGTCGGGGTCGGTGCGGAGCCGGCGGCGAAGAAAGGGACGGTCAGCTTGCCCCGGTTCAGCGCCCACGCCGACCCGACGAGCTCATCCCACGCAGGTGTGGCGAGCCGGTCGACCAGTTCGCCGACCTGCTCCACGGTCATCACCGGGTCGATGCAGGACCGCGACACCAGCTCGGCGCACCACGCGAACCACGCCGCGTTGTGCTCCTCGCCGTCGGCCTGCTCTTCGGTCTGCGCGATCGGGCGGGTGGCGAAGAACTGCGGCCACTCCCGGGGGCTGATCCGGCGCAGGACGAACGTCACCGTCGCGGCCTGCATCCGCTCCCGCAGCGAGTTCATTTGCTGCTCGATGGTGGCCGCCGGGGACGGGTCAGCCAGCGACGAACCGACCCGCGGCGCCGCGGCGAGCGCCCGCTCCAGGTCGCGCAGTTCGGCGTACAGGTCCCCGGCGAGGCACAGCGGCACCCGGTCTTCTGCGGGTGCCGCCAACTTGAGGACCTCATCGAACGTGGGCACTACGCAACCACTGCGCGCAGGTTCGGGTCGAGGTACACGGTCAGGGGAACCATGAAGTCCCACGACGTGTCCGGCGCCGGCTTGACCGGGTTGTACTCGCCAACCTCAACGGGGAACATCTGCAGCGCGCCGGTCGTACCGCCGCCGCCATGCCCGGTCGTCCACGCGGTGGCCTTGTCGACACCGGTACGCACGGCCAGGAAGCCGGTCGCGCGGTAGATAAGCGTGGACCAGGGCAGGTCCGTGTTGCCGGACGTGGCGTCATGGTGGCAGGTCAGGCTGATGCTGGGAACGCGCCGACCAACCCGATTGAGGGTGTACGTCGAGCCGACGTTTCCGACGTCGACCTTGCCGGTGTCTACCGAGATGTCGAGGCCGTCGGGGACGATGTATCCGGTCAGGTCGACGCTCGTGCCGGCGTTCAGTTCGGTGGTGGTGGGGGCGGCGATGTTCGAGCACGCGGTCAGCCAGTAGACCCGCACCCGGCCGTCCATGATGACGACTGCCATTGGCTTACTCCTCTGTCATCCGGCTCGGCCGGTCGCTGTTCAGTTGGCGGAAGATCGATCGATCGAGCTAGATGCGGTATAGCTCGCAGGTCACGGTGGTGATGAAGGAGTGGTTGACCGTGGCGAGGCCGGTAGCCGGGTTGATCGCGGACAGTGGAATGAGGATCATCCGGACGCCGGTGGTGATCGGCACGACCACGGCCGTGGGAGTGCCGGCGTTGCCGAGGTCGGTCAAGGTCGGATCGGAGATCGTGACCGAGTCCTGCGTACCGCCCGCGTTGATGACTCGGAGCATGCAGCCATTCGCCCCGAACTGGGTCGACGCGATCGTGTCCGACGACGCCACCGCCACCGGGGCGGGCGTGCCGCCGGCGGTGGTGACGGACACGGAAGTCAGAGCCGCCATTGGCGTGCCCCTTTCAGGTAGTGATCAGTTGGTTTTGAGCCGGTAGACCGATATCGCGTCGAACGCGACCACGCCGGTGCCCTCATCGCGGGCCGGCGGGGTGGCCTGCTCCTCGCGCCACGGGCCGCAGTTCCGCCCGGCGATGACCGGGCGAACATCCAGCAGGCCCGACCGCACGAGCATCTGCACCGCGATGGCCGCGTACTCGGTGGCGCCCACGCAGTGGCAGTACACGCGCGTGGTCCACGCCTGCGACACGCCAGCCAGACTGTTGCCGCCGGCGTCGGCCTGCCGGTCGATGGCCAGGTACACGCGCACGTACGGGGTGGGCGGGTTGATCGGGGTGAAGCCCTCCGCGTCCGGGAACACGGTCAGGTTCGGGACCGCGCGGAGCAGGTCGAGGGCGGCGTCGTAGTGCAGCCGGTCCAGGAGATCAGCCACGGCCGGTCAGCAACCGTTCGCCAAGCAGCGCCAGCTGCATCTCGAACCGGGGCGTCTCCGCGTCCAGGGCGGGCAGTCCGCCAGGGATCGGGGCGTTCTTCTCCGTGCCGAACTCGATGATGTTGCCGAGCGCGCCCTGTCGCATGTTCTTGTCCGGGCCGATCTGCGCCCGCGCCGAGCCGGGCAGGTGGTAGATGTCGAACCCGATCGAAAACGGGAGGGCGGTGAAGTGCGGGTGTCCCGTCCACCGTTCACGCCAGTCGTTCTTGATGTTCAGCGCGCCCTTGGTGAGGACCGCCTCGGCCTGCGCCGTCACCTGCGACTCGGCTTTGGTCAGCTCCACGATCCACGCGTCGAGGCTCACCTCGCCCATCAGGACACCCTTTCGATGAGGAGCCGGCGGGCCGTTCCGAAGCTTTTGCCCATCGGGTCGTGGATGGTCGCGACCATCCCGACCAGGTCCGGGTCGTGGGTGCAGGCGGTGATGGTGACCCGGTCGCCGTGGGTGATGGCGAGCGACGTGGCGACCGGCAGGTCCAGGCGCAGCCGGTCCACCACTGCAGCGACCTCACCGACCTCGACCCGCTCACCACCAGTGCGCCCGCCGGTGGCCTGCACCTTGCACGGGCCCGTGTAGACGGTGGAGTAGGTGGGCGCGACAGCACCCGTGAGGTCGTCGGTGGTCTGGCCGGTGACGCGTCGGATCACGCAGGCGTCGACCATCAACGCCTCGGCGGCGATACGCCCACGGGCCAGCAGGGAGGCAGCGGACATGGCGCCTCCTCAGCACGGGTCGTCGGTGATCCCGGTATTCGGTCGGGTCGTGGAGCCAGATCCGGGTCGGGACGTCACGCCGGCGAACGGCCGGGTGATCACGCAGTCGTTCAGGTTGATCGTCAGCACGCCGGCGCCTACGAGTGCCGCGACCCCGCTGACCTGACCTGCCGCAGCGCCGGTCAGGACACCCAGCCCGACGAGTGCCACACCCGCGAGTTGAGTAGCGGACGCGCTCAAAGCGCCAGCGCCGGACAGGGCTGCGGTACCTGCGCCCGGCACGGAGCCGGCAGCGAGCAAGACGCCGGCACCGACGAGGGAAGCGCCGCTGCCTTGGGTCGCTGCGGCGGCGAGTGCACCGGAGCCGGCCAGCACCGCACCGCTGGCCTGGACGGCTGGAGCTGTTAGCGCGCCGACACCAGCCGGCGTAGCGCGTACGCCCTGCACGGCCGGCGCGTTGAGCACCCCCGCGCCCACCATCGCTGCGGTCACACCCTGAACGGCAGTGACGGCCAGGCCACCCGCGCCTGTAGGCACCCCGCCGGAGCCTTGCACCACTGCTGAGCTGAGTGCGCCAACACCAACCAGCGCCGTGCCCGAGGACAGGCGGGCGGGAGCGGTCAGCGCGCCGGCGCCGGTCAGGCTGGCAGTCACCTGCTGAACGACGGCCGACGTCAGGGACCCGGCGCCCGCAATGGTCGCCGTGGCGTTGACGGTCGACCCGCCGCCGGCCGGCACGATCTCGACGTACGTCCACTCAAGATCGGTACTCGTGCCGCCGATGTTGACATTGAGGGTTGTCGTGCCGCCGCTGGTGCCATCGGCGGTGGTGCGACGGAAGAATCCGTAGTTGAACTGCCCGGCCACCGAGCCCTGTGCAATCAGGGTGCAGCCAGTCCCAGCCGTCATGGTCCCGGCCACAGTCCAGTCACAGACGGCGATGAAGCCCTGCGACCCGGTGGCGGTGGCGGTGTAGGACTGGGCGATCGTCGACGCTGAGGCGGATCCGGACTTGCCGTGCGCGCCTACTGGGGTGGCGTGCTGGCCGGTGATGACCTGAACCTGCAGCGCGTTGTGCTTCTCTGAGTCGCCTGCGGCCACGCCGGAGGTGGCCGACACGGTCATGGCGGCCGAGGTGGCGACCGGCGCCGTCCAGTCGGCGGCCTGACCTTCGCGGTTGGGGCTGTCAGCCCTCGACTGCCAGTCGTTCAGGGTGTACGTCAGGTGGGCGCCGAGGTTGTCGGTGATCGTCGGCGTGGCCGGGTTGTGCGCGGTGTGCGTGTTGCCTGACCACAGGTCCAGACTCAGCGATCCCGCCGGCGGGGTATGTGATGCGGTCGTTGAGGTGGCGGTCGAGCTGGTGGCGACGGCCGGCGAGGACGCATCAATGGCCAGCGCCACCGCGGCTCACCCCCCCCTACAGGCCGAAGGTGATCTGCGTCGCCACCACGTCGTCGATCGTGTTCAAGTTGATCGCAGCCAGTTGCGGCGGGGTCAGCGTGACCACGCCGTTGCCGTTGCTGCGGAGCGCTGACACTGTGGTGTCCGGTGTGCCGTCCGGTCCGAGCCCGATCAGCACGTTCTGGTACAGACACCCGGCGTCGCGGTCAACGCGGGCCGCCGAGAGGCTGCGGTTGACCGGAGACCAGTTGAACGTGACGGTGATCGCGCGACTCAGGTAGTCGGTCGCCGTGACCACGTACGGATTGTCGATGACGCCCTTGGTCATGTCAGCGATACCGATACGGCGTCGGCGGCGATCTGGAACGTGTTGCCGTTCGCCACCGAGATCGGCTGTCCGGTGAAGTTTCCGAACCAGCAGCGAGTGCCGGCACTTGACGTGAGGTCCATCGACACGATCGACCAGGCTCCGCCCGAGGAGTTCGTCCACGACAGTGCGGTGGTCTTCGGCAGTGTGACCGCGGAACCGGCCGACGAGGCGGTCGAAGCCGCCGACACCGCGGTACCGCCGGTGGTGTAGCCACCGCCCGACGCGATCTCCGTGCCGGCCGCCGACGCGGTCGACGCGGTCGAGTTGAGCCTTACCTTCATCGCCGTGCCACCCACGGCACTGAACGTCCCGGGCGCGCCGGATGTACCGGTTGGAGTAGTGGCGTTGAGGATGTTCGAGACCATCGTCTGGTCAATTGCTGCCATCGTCGGCCTCCTTGGGCTCGCCCATCTGTGTTGCCATCTCCAGTTCGATCAGCGGCCCGGAGGCCACCACGTTGCCGTCCGGGTCAATGACCCGCCAGCCGATCAGTTCATCCACTTCGGGCACGAGCCACTTCCTATGCGCGCTGGTCGTAGGCGAAGGTGCTTTCGGAGTGCACGCTCAGACGCACCGACCCGGGAGGTAGGCCGTACTGGCGTTTCAGTGCGGCCACCAGGAACGGCGACGCCTCGGCCTGCGCAGACATGGCCTCGAACTGCACCGAGTAGTCGTCGATGGCCTCGCGGGTCGCGCCCGACGGGTTGCTGTACGCGCCCCTGGCCAAGCTGAGCACCGCGTGCCGGCCCAGTTGCAACTTCTGATGCCCGGCCGGGTACCCGTGGGTTTCGTTCAGGGTCACTGTGGATGGCTGGTTGTAGTAGGCGATCAGCAGTGACCGCCATCCGAACGCCCGCCACAGTCGGCCCCGCGAGAACTGTGGCGTGTAATCCGTGATCGGCGTCGCGCCAATCAGGACCGATGTCACCGCGGTGACCGGGCGCTGCGGCAACGGCAGATACACCCCACCGTCGAAGCCGTCCAGGTCGAGGACCACCGTCTCGGTGACCTCAACGATCCGCTGCTCGACGATCGCCTGCACCACCGCAGTGGCGCACTCCACGAGCAGGGTTGCCGTGGACGTGTCGACGTCCTGCTGCAGGAGTGAGGCGAGGTCTGCCGGGCTCGCCAACTGGTCCGCCATCAGACCTCGCCTCCCCTCGTGTTAGCGGTCGCCGACGCCGGCGGCCTTGGCCTCGGCGTCGCGCTGGCCTGCGGTCGCTGCCGCCTTGACCTCCGGGTCGGTTTCCGGCGTGCCGGCTCCCGCCGCCTGCCCGGCCACGGTGTACGCCTCGTTCGGGGTCTGGTCGACCTCGACGCCGCGGAAGCCCTGCTCCGTCTCGACGTCGACAGCAGCCTGCACCTGCTCCATGTTCGTGGCGTCCGCAGCCTCAGCGTCGGCCTTGGCCTGCTTGCCAGCGGCGCCGGACTCAGGGTGATCCTTGCGCGCGTTCATGCGTAGTTCGCAGACAGCGTGAGCGTTACGAGACCGCCCGGGTCGGCGATGCCCGTACCGACGTGGGTGGACTGCCACTGCAGGACGTCGCCGGCCGCGAGGACCAGGTTGGCCGGTGTGGCCGATAGGGTGATCGTCTTCTCGTCGCCCGCCACGGTGTTCACACCCGACACGAACGCGAGGGTTGCGATGATCGTGGTACCCACACCGGACTGGCCCAGGTTGACCAGGACCACGGTGCGGGAGTTGGTGTTCGCGCCGGTGATCGCCGTGACTGACGTGTACGTCACGCCCGCCACGGTCGCGGCACGTGGCGCGACGAAGATGTCGGTGTTGAGGTCGTTGCCGGCAGTGGCCTGCGGCTGCACGACCACCGCCACGCTGTTGCCGAAGGGTGCGGTCATGAGCGTCCTCGCTTACGGGATCAGGATCCGGGCAACCGGGTACCGGTTGGCCTCGGTCGACTGGTCGTAGTTGATGATGTTGGCGACCTGCCAGCCGACCCGGAACGTGAGCCGGATCGCGGTCATGTCCTGCTGGGGCAGGTTGAAGATGATCGCCCCTGTGTTGTCGGTGATGACCGCCTGGTCGAGGATCTTCATGGTGATGTCCTGGCGGACGCCGACCACGAACTGTGACCAGTCGCCGACGAGGGAGTACACACCGCCCGAGCCGGCCGGGAACAGCCCGCGCATCGGGTACGAAACGGGCAGGCCGTCGATGGCCTTCAGGTCCCCGGTCACCCGGTCGTCGTCGATCTTCTGACCGAGCGTGTCGCGCGCTGACCGCAGCCGGGCGCGCCATGCGGTGGAGGCCACGAACCCGGAGGCGTCGTAGCCGTCGGCGTCGAGCAGCGCGTAGGCGGCATCGATGTCGCCGAGGCCGCCACCGGAGGCTGCGGCCAGGTTGCCCGTCAGGCTGTTGCCGGCCGCCAGCGCCGCCGCCGAGATGTTGGTCGGCCACGTCGCCGGGGCGTTCGTGCCGAAGAACACCGCCGCGTCGAGGACGCGCCCGACCGCCTCGACCATGAACGGCATGGCCTCGTCCCACACGTTGGCGTCGACATCGGCGACCACGTTGTCGGGGATCGGGAGGATCGTCGCGATCTCCTCGATGTTGAGGTACTTGTTCGTCCAGTTGATCTCGGTGGTCTGCTTGAGACCGGTGTCACCGTTGACGAAGTACGCCACCGGCAGCGCGGAAAGCACCGGGAAACGGACCTGTGCCCGGGAGACCGGGACGCGCCGGAACATCTGAAGTACGGCGGAGTCCTGAGCGGCCCGCTTGATCATCTCTTTCGAGACCTCTTCAGGGATCAGCGCCGCGGCGTCCGTGCGGGACGTGACGTTGTTGTACGCGATGGGACTCACCTTCTTGGGTTAGCAGGTCCCACCCCGGGAACTGCGGTTACTGGTAACCCGCCTGCCGGCGGATCATGGCGTTCATGTCGGTCGATTTACCCGCCGTGGTGCGGGCGCCGCCGTCGTAGTTGGTCCCGCCGGCCGTGCCGGTCAGTTTCTTCACCGCGGCGGCGATGGCCTTCTCGTCCGGCTCGCCGTCGGCGCCGACGAACTTGGTTAGGTCGGCGTATTCGAGGAACCCGTCGAGCGCGTCGGGCGGAACCTTGCCGGCCGCGGCCGCCCTGAACTCGGCCCGGGCGAGACGCGCCCCGGTCTTCGCGGACGCCTCCGCCGCGCCGGCGGCCTTGGCCTCGGCGACGGCCTTCTCGGTGTCGGACAGCGCCGCGGTGGCCTTCTTCTTCAGGTCGGCGTAGTCCGCGAACTGGGCTTTGGTGCGGTTGACCCGTTCGGCCACGATGCGGTCGAGCTCGGCCTGGGTGAACGTCTTACCGGTGTCCGCATCGGCGGAGCCGGAGTCGTCGGTGTCGTCGGTGTCTGCCATGTGATCTCTCTTCCGTGAGCCCGTCGGCTGGTGCACCGGCCTTGAGCGCGGCCGTGGCGCATACCTCCCCGAGGGGAGTGGGCATGGCAACCAGCCCGCCACCCCTTACGGGTGCGGGCTGTCGGTGGTGCGGGTTAGGCGGTCAGGACCCCAGGCGCGAACGCCCAGTCGGGGAACTCCTGGCCGTTGGACTCCCACCGGACCCCGTGGTCGCCGTCGACCGGCTGGCGGTGGTCCGCCCCGTTGCGGAACACCCGGTCGCCGATGCCGGTCGGGAACGCGGCGCAGAACGGGCCGTCGGGGTGGGTCGCGGCGGGCACGTCGAACGGGGAGCGCAAGTGCACGCAGGTCGCGCACTGCGACATCGGACCGGTGGTCATGTGGTCGCCTCCGGGAAGTACAGGTACCCGTTGGACCAGCCGTCGGCGAGGACCGTCCGTACGGTCTGCTCGTCGCCGAGCTGCCGGCGCAGGCCGCCGAGCACGTCGGCGGCCGCACCCTCGAACGGTGGGGTGAGCGCGTCGTCAACCGCGCCGAGGACTTCCCCGGTGCGCACCGACCGCAGCTCACGCCTCACGGTGCGATCCTATTCCGAGTGCCAACCGCCCGCTTTTCGACCGCAGCGAGACGCTTCATCATCTGGTTGTACCAGTCTTCTCGGCCGGCCTTAACAAACTCCGGTTTGAGCGCCGTCAACCGTTCCCGGATCAATGCCATGTCCGCCGCGGACATGTCATTAGCGGCCGCCCACGTAACACCCTTCGGCCCGAATGTGGTGAACCCATGGGCGAAGTCGGACGCCACCCCGTCAAACATGCCCGGCGAAAAGGCGAACCCGTGGTCGATGCCGGCCAATCGGCTGTCGGCCATCTGAATCCAGTTGCCGGTGTTGCGATCGGTATTACCAATCAGGATGTCCGACAGCCCTATCATGCGGCCGTCGTCACTGGCCAGAATGGCATCGGGTACACGGCCGCCCCATGGGACAAGGTCGGCACCGGTCTGCCCGTCAATGAACTCCATCAACAGTTTGTCCGGTCCGGACGCGACTACCGCGGGGGCGCGGACGCCGAGAGCTTCCAGCACCTGCGGGCCGAGGATCTCCCGGTCGAGGTAGGCCTGGGCTTCCCTCGGCGTGAGCGCGACGAACCGGTAGGTCTTCTGAACTACCTGTTGGTCACCGTAGGTCAACAGTTCCGTTTGGCCCTGTACGCCGCCACCGAGCATCCGCGAATCAGTAGGGGTGCCACTTGCGAGGCGTTCCAGGCTGGCCTGGCGAGTGGCCATCGACGTATCCGTGGTCGTTTCGCCCTTGAGCTTGCCGAGCAGGTCGGCCTTCTTGTCGGACGCCCGGACTACGATCCCGCGCGCCTTGGCTTCCGCCTTCAGCTCGGCGATGGTCATGCGTTCCAGCGGTGTCTCGACGACGATCACGTCGGCCTTGCCCAGGCGGATGATCTCCCCGGCGCGGGTGAACTGGAACCCGGGCGCCACAACCTGGACCTTCGCCCCCGCCTTGATGTCGCCGCCGACCGGCTTGTGCAACGCCGGGTCGAAGCTGACCGTCTTGCCCGGTGCGCCGATCGGCTTCAGCCCGGCCTTGCGGGCCTGCGCCTGCAGCAGCCGGTCCAGCTTCGCCGGGTCGTCGGCCGCGGCCAACATCTGGGTGCGGGTCTTCGCGTCGATGACACCCTTGCGGGCGGCCGACTCGATGCGCTGGCGCAGCACGGCCGGCTCCGCGCCGTCGGCGATGCGCGGGCGAAGGTCGGCGACCATGTCCGACACGCCGCGGGCCACATCGATATCGGCCTGGCGGGCCTGCGCCAACTTCAACGGCGACAGCTCCGGGGTGACCGCCTCGGCCGCGCGGGCCGGCACGACCTCGACGTCAAGGAGACGTGCGCCGGCCTCGGTTGCGCCTCGGTCGGCGACCACGCGGAACCGCAGCCCGCGACCCAGCAGAACCTCGGCCTCGCCGCCGCCTTCGATGCTGATCGCCGGGGTGCCGGCTGGCCCGAGTATCCGCAGCAGGGTGCCCTGGGCAAACGAATGCTCCGCGACATCGCGGGTGGCGCTAGTACCGACAAAGCCAGGATCGGTCCACTCGAATCCAGTCGCGTCGCCAGCCGGGAGACCGACGTCGACCGGACGCACGCCGCGCCACAGGACCGCATCACCCGACAGCGACGATTGGCGCATGGCCGCGTCCAGCGCCTTGGTTTCTCGCTGACCGGCCACCAGCACCTTGTCGCGCTGTGCGGCTTCGACCTCCGCGATCTTCGCGCGCTGATCCGCTGAATATCCAGCCCGCATACGTGCGATGGCCTCGTCGACCGGCCGACCCTCGGGAAACCGGAGCCACTCGTTGGCGTGGCCAGAAACGCGCACACGGCTCGTGATTGCACTGAGGAGGGACCTCGGTGACCCGTTCAGGCCGGTGACCTCCGTCGCCCGCCATCTGCCGACGTCAGCGCCAGCGGATGCGTCAACCTGAACCTGGACCGTCGGTAGATCAACGACGCTGCGGCCCTTGCGAGCTTCTGCGAGTCGCTCCTCGAACGTGCGCACCTCGGCCGACGGGGGCTTGCCCACGTCGCGGAGCAACGCCTGGATGTCGGCCTTGCGGGCACCCGCCGGGATCTTCACGCCACGCTCACGGGCCATCGCCCGCAGGTTCGCCACCGTCGTGTTCAGCTCGTCGGCAGTCGCGGCGACACGGCCAGCGCGCGCAACGACCCGACCGCCAGCTGATGAGTAAGCGTCCTCCAGCAGGTTGAACACGCCCCTGGAAAGCTCACTCGCCGCCGCGCCGTTCATCATCACATCGGCGAACGCCTCAGCCACCAACTCGGCCCGGTCTGTCGCCGCGTACTGGCTGATCTGACGGGCGATGACCTCGGTCTCGCGCAGCCCGTCGCGCACAGCCATCGCCGTGACCATCTGGTCGACCGCCGGGTAGATCTCCTCGGCCAAACTCGAAAGGTCGATGACGTGACCGAACTCGTGCAACGCGATCGCCGCCGGCGAGTTCGTGCCGCGCGGGTGCCAACCGTGGAAGTACGGGTTGTCCTTTGCCTTCTCCCAGTTCGCGACGTCGCCGGACAGCGCCCGCTGGTATGACGTGCGCGCAGTCGCGCCCGCGTACCGGGCATTGAACCGGATGATGCCACTCTCGGCGTCGGCGTACACAGCCTCATCTGAGCGGTACCAGGACAGGCGCTTCAGCTTCGCGTCCGGGAAGCGTTCCAGTCCGCGGAGGATGCCCTCCGCATGCTCACGGGCGGTCGCCGCCGACGCGTCATCGCCTAGCCAGGCGGGGATCCGCCGGCCGGTGATGCGCTCCGCCTCCGACGTGAACGCCGCCTGAATGTCCTTGATCGTGCGCGCCTGCGCCAGTGCGGGGCGGATGGACGGGGTCACCCCGGCCGCTGCCTTCGCCGGGGTGAGGCCACTGCTCTTGGCTGCGGCCCGGCCCAGCGTCGCGCGGTCCACCTTCGGCGCGAGCTTCGCCAGCGCCGCGTCAAGGTCACCGGTCAGGTACCCGTGGCGATGCAACTGGGTGACCGTCTCCGCCCGGGACCAGCCCAACCGGGCCGACTCGTCGAACACGGACTGCGGGGTCAGGCGCGGCCGGCCGCGCGCACCGCCGACCGTGGTGGTCTGCACCTTCCGGCCGGCCACATCCAGCGACGACAGGCCGCGGTGGGCGTTGGTCACCTGGTTCAGGTCCGCGCCCAGGTCAATGGCCTTCTGATCCGCCACCGACCAGCCGGCGAGTTGCCGCTCGCGGGCGGTCATCGCGTCGTACAGCGCGCGCGGGGACTGGCGCAGCCTGCCGAGCGTGTGCTCGTTCGCCGGCGCGCACGAGCAGTGGCACCGAGGATGCCTGGGGAAGCTGCCGTTGTACCGGTAGAACTTCCCCGCCAGGATCGCGCACCGCGAGCACGCGCCCGCCGAGGCGATCCGCACGAACCCGGTGAACTCGTGCCGGCCGGCGATCCCGACCTGCGTCGCCGTCCGCCCGGCGTCAGCCACCTGCGTGCGGGCGATCATGTCCAAGGTGGCGGCACCGCCGGCCATCGCCCGGTCGATCGGCGCCCCAGCACCGAGCGAGGTCATCACCGCCCAGCCGGCCTGCTGCAGCAGACCGCTCAGCGCCCGGCCGTCCGACGCCACACCGGCGAACGCGTCCGGCACAACCTCAAGGTCCGCTGCGGCGTCGCCGCCCTGCGCTACCGACTCATCGGCCAGGTAAGAGTCCACCTGCTGGGCCGCGACGGTCTGCGCGCCGGACAAGACCACCGTCGCGTGCGGCAGCTGCGCCGTCCACGACGCCATCACATTGGCCGGATCAACCTTCGCCCACTGCGTCGCCAGAGCTGCGGCGGCCGTGGCCGCCAGGGCGGCCTGCGCGTCGCGGAAGCCTAGGGCGGTGGACTCAACCGTTGGCGGCATTGTTGCCGCCCATAGGGCCGTTCATCGGCATCTTCGCGGGCGGGCCAGCCATGCCGCGGGCGATCTGCGCCACCGGATCGGCCTGCGCCGCCTCGTCGGCCATCTTCTTCCACCGCTCGATCTCCACCTGCGACGCGCCCCACCGCTCCCACAGGGCCTCGCGCGGCACGCCGAGCGTGGACATCTTCAACAGCGCGTCGACGAGCTCGGCATCGGTGCGGTACTCCGGCGACCGCCAGATCGTTTCGATCGGCACATCCGCCGACCCCAGCCCGGCCGCCAGGCGGGCCAGGCGGGCAATGTCCTCCATGCCCTCACCGGCAGACCGGTTGCGCTGGCGGACCTTGCTCACCAGCCCGGACTCCGACGCCTTCAACGTCTCACCGTTGACGTTCGACATCTCACCGAGCAGGTACTGCGCCGGGGTACGCGTTCGGGACGCGATGTCCTTCACGTCCTCGCGCTTCGCAGCGGAGTACGGGTCCAGCGGCGCGGCATCCCACTGGCCAAACTTCGTCTCCTGCACGTCGGACGTGACCATCCGGTCTCGGCCGATATCGATCACGTTCTTGTTGCCGGCGCTGTCAACGTCCGGAAACCCGACCGCCCACCGCTGCGGGAAGGCGCCGAAGTCCTGCGTCATCAGCCGGTCGGCGATGGTCTTGCAGATGCGGTCCTGGATGGCGATCACGTCGGCGATCTCCGACACGCCACCGGTCAGCAGGCGCGGGTTGTTCGCGACCTCCACCAGCGGCACCAGGCCGAGCGGGTTCGGCGCCGGCCAACGCTCCCCGGACACCTCCCGGTGCTTCCAATCGGGCGCCGCCATAACCCCTGCGGTGCGGCGCGGGGCCACGAACTTGTACACCCCGTCCGGCAGGTACAGGGTGGCCATCAACTGGCCCTCCCAGTCGTCCTGCCACAGCTTCAGGCCCGCCGCGCGTTCCCGCCGCCCAGTACCGGGCTCGTACTCCACGACGGCCTGCGTCGGGTGCTCGGCGTAGATGAAGGGCCGCTTCGGCTTGTCCGGGTTCGGCGCGACCAGGGCATACGAACACCCACAGATCGCAGCCTCAAGGAGAACCTGGTCGCTGCCTGCATCGAAGTAGTTGGCCTGCCAGATATCCCAGGTCGGCTTGTCCGCGGACAGTTCGGCGCCGACCCGGAAGCCTTCGACCTGCTGCCGCTCGACCTGCGAGTCGATGACCAGGCCCATGTAGTTGGACCTGGTCAGCGCCAGTAGGCGGTAGAACTCCTGCTGCGCCTGCTCCGGCAACCACGGCAGCCGCGGCGGCTCGCCGCGGTAATAGGCGTCCATCATTTCGAACGAGGCGCGCTGCTTGTCGAGGCACTTGTACAGGCGCGACAGCCACCACTCGGGCGACCTTGGGGCGTACTCCGCCACTACGCCCCCTCGGTCAGTAGCCGCGGACCTTGCCGGTCACACGAGTCAGCGTCTTGCGGTTCAGTCCGGCCTCGATCGCGTCCGCCCGTGCCTCGTACGCCAGGGCGGCACCGACCACGGAGTCGATCTTTCGGGGTGAGCCGTCGCGTTCCTTGCGCACCAGACGGTGCGCGCCCCGCATCCGCACGTAGGCGTTGCCGAAGTGCTCGACGAACCGCGGATCACCGGACTGGAACACGGCACCGGTCGTCAGGTCCGTGTGCAACCGGTCCAGCGCGGCGGCCATCTGCACATCGCGGCGCGTCTCCCACGAGATCACCCGCTCGACACCGAGCTCGCCGGCGAGCGTGTCGATGTCGGACCGCCACTCGTGCGGGTCGCAGTAGGCGCGGATCACCTGGTACCGGCCGAACGCTTCCCGGAACGCGGCCAGCACCTCGTCGCGGGGCACTTCCCAGCCCACGCCCTCACGGCCGGGCGGGCGCTCCCAGATCCCCACCGGGAACAGGAACCCGTCCGTCATCCGCGACCCGATCAGGACCGTCGAGTCGTCGTTGAGCGACCCGTCGAACCCGAGCGCGATGGCCGTGCCTGGCGCGACCACGTCGACGAGCTGCTGACGGCGGATCACGTCCAGGCCGATCCACCCGTCCGCCGACGGGATGCCCCGGTTCAGGAAGTAGCGGGCCGCCTCCGCGTCGTCGCGGCAGATCCGCGGGTCGCGCATGTCCGCGTACTTGCGTTCCATGTCGTGCCACGCCGCGGCCGGCCCGTACACGTCGACGAGCTGCGCCATCGTGTACTCGGCGTCGCGCAACGTCTCAGAGTTGACTTTGCCCTTGGCCTCGCGGTGATCCACCAGCACCCGCGCGCCGAGCTCACCCTTGCGCCACGCGGTCAGCGTCTCCTCCGCGACGGACTGCTCGCCGAGGCGATACATCGTGGTGGTCTGCATCCCCCACGGCTGGGCGATCTTCCGCTTGCCGAGGTTGCGCCACACCGTGGCGTACATGCCCTTCAGCTCGGGCAGCACGTACAGGTGCGTCTCGTCGGCGCAGACCCACGTCTCCTTGCCGCCGTCCTTGGAGGCGTTGCCGGAGGTGCAGGCCCGGATCTCGCCGCCGTGCGGCAGGTACAGGGCCGTCGCCGACTGGTACCGGCGCGACCCGGACACCCCGGCGTAGACCTCCGGGTGCACGTCGGGACCCCACTCGCCGGCGATCCAGGCGATGTTCTCGAACGTGTTGCCGGCCTGGCTCTCTTCGGTGGCCAGGCACTTGATCAGCGGCGACCGCACCGGGCGTCCCACCGGTTGGCCGTCGGCGTTCCACCCGTCGAACCGGACCGGGCCGAACGCCTCCGCGACCCCGACGAATCCGGCCAGCTCCGACTTCGCGCGCCCCTTCGGCCGGGACAAGACCGCCTCGTCGTACACGCGGCGGCCGGTGGTCGGGTCGATGCGGTAGGTCTCAACGAGGAAGTCGAACCACTCGTCGTCCAGCTCCACCGGGTCGCCCTGCACATCGCCGGGACCGTGGCAGCAGTACGCCGTGATCCAGTCGACCAGCTCGTACCCGAGCGAACACAGGTGCCCGTCGAACTGCGGCCCGGCCCAGTGCGACCACTTGGCGGTGGCCACCGGTTCAGGCCCCGCGCGACGACCGGGCGCGGTCGATGGCGGTCACGTTGCCGCCGGAACCCTTCGGAGCGTAGGCGCCACGCGAACCGCGGTGCTGTGGCTTCGCGCCGGTCGCCTCGTCCGGCAGACGCAGCGTCACCAGCAGCTGCTTAAGGACGGTCTGCTGCTGGCGCGCCTCAGCCAGCGGGCCGGACAGCACCACCGTCACGTCGGCCCCATCGGCGCCGAGGCGAAGCGAGAGCCACTCGCTGCCCTCGCCGCGCAGGATCGCGTCGAGGCGGTCGAGCCGGTCGGCGGTACGGCACGCCTCTTCGAGGATGACCAGCTGAGCGGGGTCGAGGGTGACCTTCTCGTGGATCTCTTTCCAGAGGCGGCGGCCCCGGGCGGCCAGACCGGCGGGTGCCCTCGGAGTAGTCGTCACGCAGAGTCACCGTCCGATCTTTTCAGAGGTCTGGACCCCGAGCCACC